TATATGTTTTTGAGTCGTGTTTGTATCAGGACTATCTACATCTGCTTGAGCTTCTTCTTCTGAAGCATACTCTTTGCCAGATTCTAAATGTTTAATAGTAATCTCTACTCTAGGTTTATATTTTAAGACTTGTTTACCATCTACTGTTATATATTTAATCTCTTCTTCTTGTGCTATAATAGCCATTATCTATCCTCTCTGTTTATTTCTAGTATTGATGCTACTACAAACAATCTATCTGCATCAGCTGCAGTTACTTGTAATACTTCATTTTCTAACATAATCAAGGGTTCAGTTAAAAGTTGTGTACTAGCATTAGCTGCAATATCCACAACATCAAACAAAGTAAATTTGGAAGCTGACGCTGGATCTCCATTAAATAAGTCTACTGTAATTGTAGTAGCACTACCACTATCACTACTAACCAATATTGATTTTACAATAGCTCTAGAGTTTGATGGTACAGTATATAAAGTTGTAACTGTGTTAGTTGTTAAATCTAGTTTTGCGTTTTTATATATATTTGCCATACTATCCTAGTCCAAACCAAGTGTATCTCTCTGCATCTTCTTTTAACTGTGTTAAAAATGTAGAGTTAAGTTGTTCTACAATAGAAGAAAAAGATCTGTTAATTTGTCTTTGATTATCTTCCGTGTATTCTTTTTTAGGTTCAGGTAATCTTACTGCTATCTTTGTCATTATCTTCTACCGTCTGGTTTTAAATCAGCTTGAAAAGTTCCAAATCGCCAACTTTGTCCTGTTCCTGTGTTTTCAATTTTAATAGCTGCATATCTTCCTCTCGCTCTAGTACTAACAAATGTAGTAGTAGAGTCAATAGTAAAAGGACTAAAGGATGAATTCGTATTTGCTTGTGCAGGATAAGGTGTAACGGATACATTAATAACTGCATTTCCTATTAAGTTTTTAAAGTTAGGTAAAAATCTACCCATAGATAAAAAGTATTCTCCAATACCTTGATCTGTTTGTAATGCAAAATCAAAAGATTCTACAAAAGAAGTTAAAGCTGTAGTAGATCCATCTGGATTTACTTGATCAGTTCCTGTTTCATGTTCAAAGAAAACACTTTGACCTAATCCAGTTTCTCCACCTATTACTGGAAAAGTTCCTGTCTTACTACTATTAAAAGCTGTAGCATAAGGTTGAGGATATACTGAAGTATCCATCCAAGTAGTTCTAATTGAATTAGTATTAGTTCCTGTATACCAATTACCCATAGGAGTTGGTTGAGTAGTTTGACCGTAGTTATAAACTACATATCTATTATTAAAATCTGATCCAGCTGTTGGATACCACCACGTAACTTCTGTAAACAAGTTATTAATACCTGCACAAATTTGTTGACCTTTAGTAGTATCAGCATCATCAAAAACAAAATCTTCAACGCTACAAGGTAGTGTATTTACTGTACCATCAAAAGAAAAGAATCCATTATTAGACATCCAATAAGCAACACCATCAATTTCTACACAAGCATTCTGTCCAATCAATCCACAGTTTGTACCTACTTGTTCAAATCCAAATGTAAAAGGTGCACCAACAAATTTCATCGTGTATAATGCATTATCTGTCCACACTAAAATATTTTCCTTAGCAGAGATAGCTCCCATAATTTTTGTACCATCTTGTAGTCTTTGACTACCTGCTGTGTTTACAGCTTGAATAGTGTATTCATTTATATTTTCTTGTTCAGAAAATCTAATTAACAAATCTTCTTGAGAAGTAGGTGTACCTATTGTGGCTTCTGTTCCAAAATGAATTAAGTGTCTTGTTGTAGGAGATACTAAAGTTACTCTAGTCTTGTCCGGATTATTTATTGTTTTAAAATTAGTTGTAAGTTGAGAAGCTCTTACTGTAAGTCTAGCTGTATCTCCTGAATTCCACGTAAATGTTTTACCATTAAAAATAGATGCAACTAATACTTCACCAAAACTACTTAAAGACCAAAGTCCTGGTTCTAAAGTGGTAGTAGTAGCAACTACTGGATCACCATAACCTGACCAATCTGTAGATTGAGTAACTGTTGTACCTGAAGATGTGTTTGATGGAGCTGTTGTTCCAGATTGTGATCTACTAACTGTTGTTAAATTACCAGGAGCTGCGTCTGAGTTTCCTGTATAACTAATTAATTCAGAAGTAGATGCATAGTTACCACTTGCAAAATTACCAATTAAAGCTTTACCTGCTGTTGTAAAATTTCGTGAATCAGCAAGAGAAATAGTTGTGTCGGCAGCTACAATTGCTCCATTTAAAGTACTTGTTGCAGAACCTTGAACTGTTCCACCAAATTGTCCTACACCATAACCATAGCCATATGTTTGTGCTGCAGGTCCAACAACTGCATAAGGTTTAACAGTACACGATCCATTGTTGTAAGGACCACCTCCTCCTTCTTGTGAAGGCGCTGTAATTGTAAAAGTTGTATTAGTGGGTACTGTAATTATTTGATAAGCTTTATTTAAAAAATCTGCGTTACTTAAATTTGATCCTGTGGGTACAGTAAAAGCAGAAAAGAATACAATATCTCCTTCTTTAAAACCATGAAGAGTTGAACCCGTATCAATTGTAATAGAAGTATTGGATGTGTTAGTTGTAACAGTTGAAGATAATGCAATTACTACACCGTTTGCATCTGTATCAAAAGGAGTAATATCATGTAGACCTCCTTCAAAGTAACAAATTAAAAATTTATCAGTACCTAAAATTACATATCTATTTCCTAAAGTATCTACAATAGCATGTTGTTTTCTAGCAACACCTACTAAAGTATCCGGTAATAAAGATTGCCACCCTCCTACTTTTTCAGGTAGTCCATATCTAAATCTTACATTATCAGAATCAATCCATCGACCCACCGCACCAACGCTAGTATCTTGTTTGTCAATTCCGGGTGCAAATTTAATTTGTTGGAGAGCCATTAATTAGCTCCTATGTGTTGTTTGATTTTTGTATCCAACCCTTACCTGCAATATTTGTATATATAAAAGTAACTGATTGATTGTTTGTTGTTAAGTCTAAAACAGCTGTTGCACTTTGATATTTTAAACTATTAAAGTTTACTGTACATTTGTTTGTAGCAAATCCATTTGCAGCAGAAGCATCCATAATAGTTATTTCATCTCCTGTAGCAGGAGCTGCAGGCAGTGTGATTGTTACAATATTTGTTTGTGTATCTACAAAAATTTGATCTCCAGCTACAGCTGTATAAGTAGTTGCAGTTGCTGAATTAATAGAAACAGAACCATTATTTAAAAAACCACCTAGTGTAGTTGCTGGTGTTGCACCATTAGAAACTAATAACATCGTAGCTCCAGAAGGTATTGGAAGAGCAGTTGCTTGACCTGCAGTTTTTATTGAAAGAGTATGATTAGTTCCTGTAACTCTTCCTGTTGCATCTTCTATAATAAAAACTCTAGTAGCTGTACCACCTGTTGTAGATGCTGGCATAGTTAGAGTTGTGTTACCTGTTAAATTTCCTGTTAATTTTAAATATAAATGTTTACCATCCGCGGTCGCCGATCCATCAGCTAAACTTAATGTTTGAGTAGTACCAGTTATAGGCACTGCTAAAAAAGCAGTAGCTGCTTCTAAGACTTGTAAGTTGGTATTATTAATTGATCCCCATAGACCAGCTTTTTCTCCGGTTGCTACGAGTTCTAATGATAAATCTGTTGAGTATGATGATGCCATATTAGTACGGTTTTATTGGTGTCCAAACCATTGTTGCTCCTGGTATAATTTCATTCCACGTTATAATTCCAGTTTCATTTACTTTTAATGTTAATGGAACTCCGGTAACATTTACTACTGCGTTACCTGTGACTACTATACCACTCGTAGTACGCAACGTCAATTTGTTTTCAAGATTGGTTGGATTGATAATAGCACTACCTGAAGCAGCAGCTGATGCATCCATTGTACCAAAAGTTAATGGGGTCTTAAGATTAGTACCAGGAACAACTGCAATACCTTCTACTGTAAATGTTCCAAATTGAGCTGTTTTTAATTCTAAAGGATCAGCACCAGCTACAATATTAGCTATGGTTGTAGATATTCCTACAGGTCCGATTGTTAGTCTTAAGTTAGCACCAACTGGATTAATTACAGCATTCCCTAAAAATGGAGAAGCTGAAAATGGTTGTGCCGAAAAAGCGTCTTGTCCTAATAACATATAAAATCCTTAAAAGGAAGCAGGGGGTATGTGGTGGTGCCCTGCCTCCATCTAAAGATTATACACTATAAATCTACAGTATCAACTCCGTTAATTCAGTATTTGATCCTACAGATCCTTTGTAGAAAGTATTAAAAGCTAGACTTATTCTAGTATTGTCACCTTTTTTGGTTTCTACTTGATGGGTGGTTGATGATGGAAACATAAATAAATTACCTGTTTCTACAGGAAAAAACCAAGTACCAGAATTCCATAAATTAAATTTTTCTTTATCTGTTTCAGGTTTTATTTGTTGATAACCTTTACTATGACTAAAAAGTATTTTATCATTTTTTACATCTGAATCAAAATAAAATACACCAGATACTACTGAATTAGGATGTTCGTGTCTATGATGATATTGATTTGCTTCTGTATAATTTAACCACGATTGAGTTATATAAAGTTCTATATTATTTTTAGGACAAATAACTGTATTTAAATATTCTTTGCAATGTTTATCTAAAAACTTTTTTATGTTTTTAAATTCTTTTCTATTTAATATATAATTATCTTTTGTATTAATATTGCCTTGATTATTTATGCAATGTTTTTTTTGTTGTTTTACAAATTGTAATTCTTGTTTTGTAAATCCTCTATCCATTTTTGTAGTATAGATAGGTGTTGGAAAAATAGAATGTATTATAGGTTTAGTCATTATAATTATACCAACCTGTAAAAATATATTTATCTTCATCAACAGTAGTATGTCCCTTGTGAGTAAAAACCCAATTAGTAGGCCATATAACTGTTAGTCCTTTTTTAGGTTCAATTTTAGTTTTTTGATAAAACCATTCTGTTTCTCCACCTTGTTTAACATCATTTAAATATGTCATCCAAACTAAATGTCTTTTAGAATTCATTGGACCACATACTTCACTATGCCAACTATGATAAGCTTGAGTTGGTTTATATTTTTGAATATTAAAAGTGTTTTCCAGTCCCCACTTTGCTTGATATTTATCACAAAAAATATATTTAGTTTTATACTTTTGCACCATTTTATTTAATTCTTTAAAATAAGATTGTAATATTACAGATTTGTTTAGGTCTTTTATATACAAAGGACAGTCTGTACTATCCTTTAATTTTTTATCTATTTTACCTCCACTAATTTTTCCTTGAAAATGTTCTGTTTGATAAAAAATATCAATTAATTTATTACACAAAGATAAATCAGACAAATAATAACTTTGAATAAATTCTTTACTCATAATTAATAAGTAAATAAGTAAATATTTTATTGTCTGTTGAAGTTACTATGTTGTATTCTGTATCAGAATTAAATGATACTAATTGATTTTCTGTGCTTTTAATAAAAGCATTATCAATCTCAATACCACCATTTGTGTTGTTAGCAAATAAAATTCCTACTTTATTATTTTTATGATGATTAATTAAATACTTTTTTGGTTCTAATGTTTTAGTAAATAAATTAAACCTTAACGAATGTATTTTTGTATGGTTTATTTTATCTAATACAGGTTTAACCATATTTAAATAATTAATAAAAATATTATTGGTTAAATTAGAATCTTTTATTATTTCATTAGTAAATCTATATCCTTCACAAGGTCTATAGTTTACAAAATCGTTATAAAACCAATAAAAAGTATCTCCTATTAATGTATCTCTAATACTAGAAAATAATACAGGGTCTATAAGATTGTTAATAATACTGTGTTTAATATTTTCTTCTGACATACCACAAAATAAAATATATTAATGTTTAAGAATTGTCAACAATATCCCATTGTTGTGTTTCTTCGTTCCAAGTGTACTTGTTTTCATCTATAGGTTCTGCAACAGGAGGTTGCCATTGACAAGTTGTTTCATTTAATGTCCAACTAGCAAAAGGTTTAGGTGGAATGAAAGCATCTTTATCTTCATCGTAAGTATAATTTTTAGCTGCTCCATTTTTTCTTGTACCGTCTTCAAATGTTTGTTTCCAAACAGCCCATCCTGTCATATCTGTCAAAAATGTTATTCCTAAATTTTCTGAATACACTCCATTAGAATCTTTTGTTTCATTATCGTGAAGAGATACTACTTCTATAACTTTATTGTTTAATCCTATTTTTGCAAAATTAGCCATAATGTTTTCCTATGCTGTATACGTACCATTTCCTGTGAATTTAATAACTGTTTTACCACTAACACCTGTTGTAACTGTTGGACTACCTGTTACTGTTCCTGAATAATTTCCATCTGGTACACTTATAATAACTACACCCGATGCTCCACTACCGCCACTTCCCGTACCCGGAGAACTACTAGCTTGATAAATTGATCCACCACCACCTCCAGTATTAGCTGTACCACTAGCAGCCGATGCCGCTACAGCTTTTCCACCTGGACCACCACCACCTTGTCCACCGGGTCCTGATGCAGCTGTTGAATTATCTGCAGCACCTCCACCACCTCCGGCATAAGTAACGGACGAACCTGTTATAGAAGAAGCTGTTCCATTTCCACCTGCTCCACCATAATTAGCAGTACCAGTTTGACCAGTTGCACCTGAAGCTCCTCCACCTCCACCACCACCAGCACCAAAAGCCGGAGAAACTGCACCTGCACCTGCTCCACCATTAGCTCCTTGGCTTGGAGTTGTACTTGGAGTGTTTCCATTACCTGCGGGAGGATTATTATATCCTGCTCCACCTCCAGATCCACCATTACCTGCTGGTGCTCCACTTCCATTACCACCGCCTCCACCACCCGTAGATGTCATTGTAGTTAAGCCTGAACCTGATAAACTACTGTCATTACCATTATTACCTTGATTAAGACTTGTTCCTGTACTTGTTCCACCTACAACAGCAGTATAAGTTGTTCCACCATTAAGAGCTGCTGATGTGGTACGCATACCACCGGCTCCACCTCCACCGGCATTACCATTAGCTCCTGATCCACCTCCAGCAACTACTAAATATTCTGCTGTATAATTTTGAGCTGTTTCAAAAGCAACAGCACCATCAGAATTAGGAATCCAACCTTTAGTTGTGCCTGAAAAAACAATATCTACTGATTGACCACTAGTATCATAGACAGGATTAGGACTTGTATTGCCTTGAAAATTTAATGAATTTTGATTTATTGTGACTGCATTCGTTCCCCAGTTTCTAGCATAGTCTGTAAAAATTAATCTGTCTCCAACTGAAGCAGATCCTGGAAGTGTAATAGTACAAGCATTAGAAGATGTATCTATCCAATAGCCATTTCCTGCAACTGCTGTTAAAGTCGCTGCTGTCACGATACTTGATTGCCAAGCAATACTAGCAAAACCTGTAGCTGTACCATTATTAGCTAAAGTTGCGCCAGCAGGAATTGTTATTGTATCACCAGAAGCTCCGATAGTAATAGTATTAGCATTTTCGTTGATAATATTATTACCGTCTTGATCTTGAACTGTATTTACTTTAATTATACTACTCATTTAATTCCCATTGTTGTGTTTCTTCGTTCCAATTATATCTATTTTCTGTGTCAGGTAAAGCAACTGGTGCTTCCCAAAGACAAGTTGTTTCATTTAATATCCAACTA